CTCTATCTGAGAAGAGTTATAACTCGCTAGACGACCTTCCTACACTTCCAACAAATCTAAGCGACCTTAACAAGGATATTACCTTTGACGAGAGGTACTATACCGAGACGGAAGTAAACAACCTCCTAGACGATAAAGCTGATCTAGATGAAACTGGAAAAGTACCGCTAACACAACTACCAGTCTATGAGATAGACAAGACTGAGTTTGGAATATTGTTTCCTTTTAATTTTGATTATTCAACCCTCAATAAAGTATTCGTTCGAACTCTTGGTGTACTAACATCTATTAACTATTACGAGGTCGGAACAAGTAACCTTTTATTTACTAAAGTATTCAATCGAACAGGGGATGTTCTAGACTCTATTGTCCTCACAGATGTAAAGAATAGTAAAGTATACACGAAGACATTTACAAGAGACGGTGGAGGTGTTCTCCTATCAATAGCCGAGTCTATTGCATAGATGCTATAATTATTATATGAAGACATACAACTTTGGAACACACTGGGTAACAACAGACGAAGAGTTGACAGGATACATTGATTGTTTTGATGTAACCCCTGAAGAAGCTGTGCTTATCGAAGAAGGTGCAAACCTAGAAGTAGGCGAAACAGGTGAGCTTTTAATTGAACCTGAAACAATACAAGAATAATCTATGGCAACATTTACAATTACAACACCAGTAAACATTGATAGTCTAGCTTCTAAAGCAGGTAGTGATACTTATAACATCAACGGTGGATATTTAACCGTAGACCAAGACACAAGATACGGTACGAATCAAAATACTAGTGCTCCTATGGGTAACATCACTCTATCCGCTACATTAGGTGGTACGGTAGAGTTTAACGCTACAGCAGTCCGTTTAATCCCCTACAATAGTGGTTCAGGGAACGTTCCTGCTTACGACACGGTCATTTCTCAAGGTGGTGCTAGTGGTAAATTGATAGGGGTATATTCGGCTCTCAACGTAGCTCCAACAGCTCCTGCAAGTGCTATGCCAGCCAGTGGTTACATAAAAATAAGACAATGGAACGCTGTTTCATACTCGGCAGGTGCTTTGACAGGTATAGGAGCTAGTGCGACAGCTGTAGACCGTGCAGGTTGGCTAGAAATTGTAGGTGTAGACGCTCTTACGGTAACAGTTAACCGTTTGAACCTTTTTAAGGTTAGAGGGGACTGGTTCGACTTTTTAGGCGTAACAACAGACGGTACACGTGCAACCACATATCAAATACCGAGCAACGGAACGCTACAGTATCACGCAGGTGTATGGGTGGAGACAGGAACATCAACCGATGTCTACGAATTCTATCCGTGTGCAGGTTCTCTTACAGCTCTACTTGCTAACGTAGGAACAGATGCGGTACGTGGAAAGGTGTGTTGGATTTCTTCAGCAGGGCTTGTACGTTTCGGACACGATGGAACAAACAGCACAGGTGGTTATATTCCGCCTTCAGGTAGACGTATTCGTATGCCTAACATTTTCTTTGCTACTTGTATAAGTGCAGGGCTTACAGTTAACGTATTACCAAATGCGACACTTGCTACTCGATATGAGTTCGCAACTACTGGTGGAGGTGTAATTGATATTGATAAGGCAAGTATTAGTTGGTACATGAACATAAACCAACCTTTCAGCGTTGGTCTTACGAACGTGGGTATTCTTACTAACCTAACCGTAACCGAATGTGCCTCGCCTATCGCTTGGGACAACGTGGGAGTGGGACAAGAAGGAGCTAACTCACAGTTCGCACTTGTTATGTCGCTTAACTTCGCAGGAGGTACTATGAATAAATGTACTTGGAGTCGTTCGGCTCTTGGTTCAACAGGTAACTATGTGGTAAGTATGGCAGACGTATCAGGGCTTACTATTACGAACGAACGAACGTTCTCATTTGTAAAGAGTGCGAACGCTACAACAGGAAGCTATACGCTTACTCGTGTTGCTTCTACTACTTGGACAGGAACTATTCTCGGAGGTGGTCGTGTGGTATTGGTTACTTGTACAGATGTAACTTTCACAACAACAACCTACTATGATCATCCTGCTCTTACTACAGGAACAGCAATGCCTATGTATATGTTCGATATGTCATCTAACTGTCTACGTGTAAAAATGGATGGTGTAGATCTCGGTGGTCGCCGTATCATTAAAAAAAAAAGTGGTATTCTTTCGGTTGGTAGTGCAGGGTGTACAGACATCAAGCTCCGTAACATTGGAAGCTATGCGAGTCCTTTAGATATGGGAGGTGCTCAACAAGACGGAGTATCGTGGTCTAGAACAACAACCACTGCAACCGTAACTAAAACAGCACATGGATTAAAGACTAACGATATTGTTTACGTTCTTATCTCAAGTGATATTTCGGCTATTGTAGTCGGTTCTAAAACTGTTGCTTCAGCTCCTACTGCAGACACATTTACATTCACAGCTTTGAACGCAGGTGCAACAAGCGGAACACTTACTTACTACCCAACAATGAGTGCCTTGCTTTTTGCTCTAGCGACTGGATGTGCTTCTAACACGGTTAGAGTACAAAGATGCTATACGACACATCTTCGTACAAACCTATACACAGGAGATAACTCAAGTAAGAATATTTATGTAGAAAACACTCTCGGTGATTATATCAATGCTCCGTTAGTTCCTATGTTGAATATGTACAACAAAGGTATTGCAAGTACTCCTGTTTTAACAGCTCAAACATCCGTTTATGGTTCACACTGGCTAGATACTTACATACACGGAATAGTAGCGAATAGAAGTGCGGTTGCGTGGGCAAGAACAACAACCGTAGCTACGATTACAAGTACAGGACATGGACTTCGTACTGGTATGTTGATTAACGTAACGGTTACAAGTGATGCAGGTGCTATTATCCTCGGACAGAAAACAATTACAGCAACAACCCCGAATGCATTTACATTTACTTGTCTTAACGCAGGAGGTACATCTGGAACGCTAACATTCGTACCGTACAGTGGTCGTGTTGCTATTCAGATGAACGAAAGTACTGCAGATACAACAGACCAGTACACTATCGATAGTGGAACACCTGCCTTTACATCAGCAGGAGGATTCTATATGCCTGTTATCGGTCAGCAGGTTACTTTTATAACGCCATCTTATATTCTAGGACACAACGCATTCCCTATCGCAGAAGTAGTAATGGCAGGAGGTACTCTTACGAACTACGAGGTAACTTATCAGATAGACAAAGGCAGTGGTTACAGTGCAAGTAAAAACCTATCGTACCCACGTGCAGGAGGTGGTGGAAGTAACGCTTCTACTACGGTTACAATGACAAGCACAACAGGTGTAAACGTTGGGGACTATGTATTCGGTACAAACATCAACACAAACTGTAAAGTAGTAAGTATCGATAGCGGTACAAACATTACTGTTGACCGTGCGAACATTGGAACGGTATCAGGTATCCTACGTTTCAATCAGTTACCGAATGAAACATCTATTACAAGTACAGGGTTTAAGATGAAAGTTACTATTCGAACAAGTACAACGAACGCAACAGCAATGACATCTTTGTACATCATCACTGACAGCGACAATACAAGTCGTGCTTATCAATATTTACTAGACCCGAAGGTAGCACTAACACTTAATGGTTTGGTAACTGGCTCTGACATTGTTATACTCTCAGCAGGTACAGACACGGAATTAGTTAACGTAGACGCTAATAGTGGGACAACGTATACCTACGATTACGACTATGTGGCGAGTACCTACGTTGACATTGGAGTGTTTCTAGCAGGGTACGTTCCGTTCTATATACGAAATTACTTGTTAGGGTCAACTGATGGGTCGCTCCCAGTAGCACAAATAGCGGATAGAAATTATTTACTTTAATCATTAACCAAAAACATATATGGCAAAAATTGTAGATCCAGATGATATTGATGTAGGTGTCGAGCTTACGCTAGATACATCAGCAAAGACATTCACACTTAACGTAGCAGGTACACTAGTCGCAAAAGACGGTGTTACTATTCAGGCGTTGTATTCAAAGTTCGTAGACCTGTGGACAACGTCTGCTTACAACAAGTTCCAGTTCCCGATGTATACAATCGATGCCAAATCAGGTCAGTATGTTTTCGGTTTTGATGGAGGTACATACAGTGGATGGAAACCTGCAAACGATGCTACACGACAGATGCTCCGAGATGGAGGATGGTCAGAGTATTCAAGTGCAGGTGTTCTTAATCGTCAGTACGTGGGTATCGTGTCGCTCGGTAACGTGAGTGCAGGAGCACAGCTCTACTACCAAAAGGCAAGTGGTGGCACAGCTTCTAACTTCACTTTCACTGACGAATGTAACGAAGGTATCCAAGTGTTCGGTGATGCTTCAAACGGTAACTTTGATAACAGGACTTACTTCAAAGGATATGTTCGTGAATATGGAAAGAAATATGATGATTCTGTCCTTGGAGATACAGGACAAAGTGCTACTGGTGCTTATACAGTTAACATGCTTCTTTCAAACGAAGATGACCTCAAAATTCAAGACACAGACGGCAATGTGAGTACTCTAGCTCCTTATACAGGTATTACAGTTACTTACTACGCTACAGACCAATCTAGAACAATTGGAGGGGTATCTCGTACCTTCCGAGTAATCATTGATGGTAACGGTGCTAGTGCGGAGGATATTTATACTAAGGTTCAGTACCTTCTACGTCAAAACTCTGATATTGACTCAGGTGCAGGAACTGTTATCGGAAAGACAGCGGATGCTCTTCTTAACTTCGTGGGTGATACTCTTATCACAACGACTGGTGTTTACATTGACGATTATGATCCGAACGATGTTAACCGTCTTGTCTTCACTGACTTCGGAGGTGTACAACGTACAGAGCCTTTCACTGCTACTGGAAATCTAAACTTCAACTCTGTTCTTACAGCAGGAGGCACAGGATACTACCGTATGTACTTTACAGACCTTGCAGGTGCTAATGACTACGGACTCACAGGGGCTATTACGGTTCAGGATGCTACACCTGCAGATATCACAGGAACGATTACGTCAGCAAGTATTCCGTTTACATTCGCATACGACAGTAACACACAAGGTGGTCGTACAGCAGGAACAGATGCAGTCGTAACAGTGGTTGCAGGTAATGCAGGGTCAGCAAAGCCAGTGGTTACTCAGTACACTATCACACGTGCAACAGGGCAAAACATAACGCTAACAGCGGAACAAGACCGAGCTTATCTTGTATAAAAACAAATGTTAACCTTCAACGGAACAACTAAAACTATCACACTATCGGCAGGGACAACATCTCTGTCGGTTCGTGATTTGTGGTCTAGGTGGGTTGACTGGTTTCTAACAGGAGATAACTCAAAGTATCTCCCTGCTTTTCAGCAAGTGGGTGGAGATGATATTGACCCGACTGCAGGGACTTCAATTCCTATTTACGCATTCTTGATGAACGGTTGGAAGCTAAAACCACAGGAAGCAAACCACACACTAAACGTTAGTGATGGTATTCTTCTTGTAAATGGTGGAGGTGATCCTTTCAGTAATACTTCAGGTGCGTATACTGTCCGTATAAACTATCAGCAACCAGTACAGGCGATAACAGTTAATACAGGCGGTGGTTCTTCAGGAGGTGCTACACCTTCCGAGATATGGAATCATCCATCGAGAACCCTTACTTCAGAAGAGCTTGATTCAGGTTCTCTTGCAAAGGCTTCCGACATAGAACCACTCTTGTAGTTTTGAGTATTAAACAAAGTAATCTATAATATATATATGCAATACACAACAAAAGCAAAAGTTGAAAACTACCTCCTTATAGATATTGATGCATCTTTCAACGCAACAATAGAGGCATACATTACAGCTATGTCTAATTACATTGACTCATACTGTAACCGTACTATCTACCGTACAGAAGAAACAGATCACGTATATGACGGTGATTTAACTTCACTTATGCTAATTGATGATGTGGTAGACATCTCAGAAGTAACACTTGACGGTGTTAGTATTCTTTCTTCTATAAAGAAGTATCCTGCAAATAAAGGTTACACATCTAGAATCGCATTAGAGGATTCTTACTTCTCAAAAGGAATGCAAAACGTAGTCGTAACTGGTATTCACGCAATGAGTAAAACACTCCCTGCAGATATTGAGTTTGCTTGTACCGTTCTAGTAGCAGGAGCATTCAATAGCGGTAAGGCATCAGACGGTTCAACAGAGCGTATCGGTAACTATTCTATTACCTACACAACAAAGCAACAGGCAGTAGACTTTGAATTAGCAAAAAAGATTCTTCAGGGGTATAAGCGGATAGCACTATAATCTATGTCATTCTCAAGTCTTTTAATTCAAACCTGTACAATACAGCAAAAGACTATCTCGCAGGTTACATACGAGAAGTCTGTCAGTTGGTCAAACGTAGCGACAGGCGTACCTTGTAGAAAGGATGCAGGGCAGAGCGTGAGGATTCAGGATGCCGACTATCGAAGCAACACAGACGATGATGTTGTTTTCTTCAGTGCAGGAGTTACTATCATTCGTGGTAATAGACTTCTTCTAGACGGTGAGTACTACGATGTTATCAAGGTAAACAAAATACTTGATTCAGTTGGTGTACATCACATAGAAGCGATAGCGAGAATTGTAGATAATAAATAACCCTATGTCATTAAAAGCAGTAGTCAGATTCTTCAACGGAACAGATGAAACAATAGGTGAGATACTCGACTTCGTAGATAAGGCTACAAAGAAGTCTGCACTTGTTATGGAGAGGAACATTAAAAATACAGCAAGGAGTTCTTTCAAACAACAGACTGGTAACTTGAGAAGAAGTATTCGTGCTAGAGATACTGATGTCGGAGAATCGGAGGTTGTAATAAACCCTGTGAACGAGGGTGCAGATGTTAACTATGCTATCCATCTTGAGTATGGGACACGCTACATTACGCCTCGTGCTTTTATAAGAAAAGGTGTTCTTGCTTCCGAGCAACAGATAAACGAAATCTTCGGACAGGAATCAAAAAATGTGAAAGTTGACGTTGGTGCTGTATAATATATTTATGATAGAACAATATGTCTTCAACAAAATAGTAGCTGATCCAACTCTTCAAACTCTGCTTACGGATGGAGCGAGTGGATACAACGTCTATCCAAACGTTGTGCCTCGTAGTCTACAGTTCACAAAAGCAATCACCTTCACAACCATCTCAACGACTGATGTATTCCCTAACGCAAACTCAGTGAACGTTCAATTTAATATATTTGCAAAGACACATTCTGATCTAGGTAGTATCTCCGT